GAGCAGTTTGCCACCTTCTTGGTACGTAATTAAACGTAAACCATAACAACAGAAAGGTTGTTACCTTAACCCCGTCATGACGACGGGACCCACTTCACTGCCATTGAGAAAGGAGCATCCCTGGGTGTAACCCCAAGAGACCGTGGTTTCCCACGCTTATCCCCCTCGCCGTACAGTGCACTAGCTAGGACAACATTCGGTTTCCAGTGATACCAGGGCAAGCCCTGGTTAACCCTGATTACCGCTTTGAAGTACCTGATGCCATGTTCCCACTTGTACCGCCACTCTGACTCGTCAGAGTGGAAGACAATGTCACCGAGATGCTCGGGACCCTTACAATGTCGGACCACAGTTGGACAAGAAGCCAACAGAGGACCGAGAGCTTCAAGATTTTCGCTGCCTCGAAGGGCTGCAATCTTCTTAAAAGCTCGCCTAAAGCCGTTGTAAGTTGGGATAAGTAACCACGGGTCATTGATAGCCTCCTTGATATAGTAGGGCCGCACGTCGTGACCTTCAAAGAAGTCACCTCCGCACGACTCTCTAAACGCAAGGGGACCTGTGAATGTTTTCTCTTCATTCACCAAGAACCCACAGTACTTAAGCACGGATATAGCATCCCCCGAAATATCGTCTGGTATTATGATGTCGTCACCGAAGACGAACAAATCATAACCCAGTGCGCCTACTCGGCCATGTTCCTCCAGTAAAACTGTAAGGATCGCAGCAAAGAGTAGGGTCTCGAGTTCAAACGTATAGCCGTTACCCATACTAGAGAACTTCTCTAGTACATGCCAATGGCCGTCCACGAGAGTGGACGGACTCCGTAAAGCGTCAAGCTCACGGAACCAAGCGGCAGGAAGAAGCAACTTTACCAGGTTGCGACTAACGGTATCGCTAGCATTTGAGAGATCGAGAGTAGCAAACTCTCGCGACACTGAAGACTTCTTAGCCTCACGGCGGTGAATGTCTTGCGCCAGATCCAGATCCCACCCAGTACGCCTTCTGAGGCGCCTGCGTATGGATTCACCAAGACCTTTCTGATAGAAAAGATTTATAGCAGGTTCAACTGCTATAGACCTATCAATCAGGCCAGTCTTAGGTACGGTTAGGTAGCGGTTGCCCCTAACCCAGGACATCTCTCGCTGGTACCTGAGGTCACTACGACCCCAGGCTGAAGCCAAGTATGGCAAAATATACCATTTGGCACCAGCGGTAAGTGTGGGTGTTGACGTTATTTTATCTGGGACTGTTGTCAAGAGCCCCCGATCAGAGAACGTTGCACCAGGACCAAATCCTCCCTCGATAGTATCGAGGTTCGGTGGACTAGGTCCGATCCACGATTCGATTGTTTTACCAACCTTCAGAAAAAATCTGAAGATCGCCTCATCCTCATCAGGCTGATACCTGTAGAGGAATTTGGACAATCGTTCGTTGGTCCGATAGCACTGATGTTCGCCATCAAACCACTTCTTTAAGGCGGCTTGACGTCGATCGATTCCCTCAACATTAAAGTTTTCGAGCTTCTTGACGAGGCTCGTAGCTTGAACATCAAGGAAATAACTCTCAGCACTAAAGTAGTGACGTGGGTCCGTCTTGAGCGACAGGACTTGTGCGTATTCTTTGTAGCGCAATAAAATCGCGACTGACAAAGAACGTACACTCCCCAACTCCTCCAAAATAGGAAGGAGTACTCGTAAAGAAGTATTCAACGAGTCCATGCGACACCTCCACGGTTAAAGAATCACGTGGGTGCGTAGCCAGCCTGCACTGACGATTTCGTCAGCGTAGCGGCCATCAGGTTCAACAGCTGCGAGACCTCATTGAGGTTCGCAGCAGGAATTGCCTGGGGCATGGTGAAGGTCGCGACGCCGACGACCCTGTCCTTCGCGCTGTAGAGCGTAGTGGTCGAATCCTGGACCGCATACGGCATCACGAGCTCAAAGCTCAGTTGCCGCGCAGTCTTCGGACCATTCCATTTGCTTGTCAGCTTGAAGAACGACCGGAGGCCGACAGGAAGTCCGGCTGCCGCACCGGTATCTTGACGCCAGACGGCCGGGGAGCCTTCGCCCCCCGAGCCCGCGACTGCGTCATAGATGATATCGGTTGTGGTATCCGCCTTCTTGACGGTGATACTGGCCATGGTTGGCATAAGTTGCTTTCCCTGCGACGTGAGTCGCATTCGTCCAAAGTGGACAATTTCAGAAACCTACCTATTTGTGCAGAAACTGGACCAGCAAGCTGATCGCAGTAGCCGCACGAATCTTAGAAGGCAGGCGAAGAGGTTTGACACTGAAGACGGGCTTGGTGAGAGCAAGGGTCCGCCTTACATATATTCCATTAGCGGAATAACTACGCGCAGGTGTAGGCGGTATCGTCTGAAAACCAGGACGAACCACACAAAAGCCTGCATTGTTCGCAGTTACGATTACCGTGGAATACGTGTTATCCAGGGTCATGCCAGCGAAGTCAGAGTACGATCTAAGTACGTCTCCGACACTCGCAAACCAGTCTACTACGAAAGAGAATGGAATAACCTCCCAAACAAGGACAGCAGGGTTTAGAAGCCCATACTGTTCCAAGCTGTGAAGGGTATCATTCGAGATAGACTTAACGAAACCACCCTGTTTGTGCTTAACCTTGATAAGAGTCCTACTACGCTGTAGTATGGCTCCAGTCGGGGCTGGCTCATATTTGATGGTAAGTTCAGTCTTCCCAGAACCTTTCATACTGGCGAACTTTTTCACGGGGTTGTGAAGGATCTCCATCGAGTCGAACACGTCCTGGATCAGAGGCTGCCAACCGAAATGGTACTCCAACCAATTATTCGCAAGGGTTTTATGCGGTGATACGCCCCGAGGGACTGTATCGATCCGCGAAAAACCGAAACGAGTATGTTGGTGAACCACTCGGGCTGGCTGAGCCTCTGCCAGAACACGTGCTGCACCGATGAAGTCAAACTTTTTCAACCGCCGTGTAAAGTTCAACAGTGTACCTGCGCGCTTCGCTATCATGTCAAGTGATTGGCGATACTCGACAAAATCGACACCTAAAGCCGCATTCGTCGCCGTCTGATCCCGAAACCTCTCGTAGCTAAGGTTAGCCGCTTGAGACTCGAGATCAGGAAACGTCGAACACAACCCAGCTATCTGGGAAGCGTCATACTCCGGGCTACCTGCACCCGTAAAGATAGAACCGCCGGCGGAACTCAATCCTTCCTGGAGGTAGAATGGGCATGGGAGATTAAAGGGGGCCTTTTGGACCGTCCTTTGTCTCCTACGCCACCATACTCTCCAAGAGGCTGAGTCCTGCCATTCGGTCGTCTGGGCGTAGGTCGTACGGGGTAACATGGAAGGTACATCCTTTCGAAAACGCTAGGTGAGGAACCTAGACACCGTCCTTTCAACGGATCGTAATCTAGGGGACAGATCCACTCACGCAGGGATTCCCTGCAGGATCAGAGGCATATTCCCTTTCCGTCACTTAACAGATGGTAACAGCCCAAATGACAGAACTCCCAGTGTTAAGGTTAATGTAAGTGAACACCTTCGGGGCCATGCCGGATCCATCGCAGGATTCGACCTTCGCCTCGTAGATGCAAAACTCACACAACCGAACTAACACTTCGTACTCGGAAGGTGAAACATGGTCCGAATAGGGAGCCCCGTTAAGGGCTTCCGTCCAGGCTTTTTTCACCAGAGTCTTCGACGTCTCAAAAGAGTCCGCCAAAGCCTCTACAACTGCGAGCGAGCTTACTGAATTACAGTACTCACCACAGTTTACGTAGTAGCTATGAAAGGACAAGTTTGAGATAGAAGAAAAGTTTCTCATTTAAAGCTCCAAAAGTTAAGGAAACGGAG